CAGATGAAATATCTATCTTAACTTCTTTCATCTATCTTATTAAATCGCTTGTTAATCCCTTATTGGTATACCTTGCAAAGTTAATGGAAATTTTCGAGCTTTTCTTTTCAGGTGTATAAAGATGTTTTTGACATGCCATTATGGCTAATCCACTACTAATTGACGCATCAAAATTAGTTCTGTTTGATATATCAAACTTAGCCCAATCCTCTAAAGTTCTAGTAAAAACCATTGTACCCATTAAGTCAGAGTCTCTAAATGTTTCTTCTATATCCAAACCTATATATTTTTCTATGTAAGATTCTATTGCCGCAGCATGAGCCTGCTTAATATCTTCACTTGAGTTTGGTATACCTCCCAGCTCGCGCTCCGTCATTGATAATTTATTATATAATTTATCAGGCCTATTTAAAGAGAACCCTCTATAACCCCTATTCTTAAAGTGATATAGTAAACGCGGTTTGTTGTTCTCAACGAGTATAGGCATCCCATAAAATACACAAGCCATTAAGACTTCCTCAAAGAATATCTCTGCTGTTTGAGGTCTTGCTACGTACTCAAGAAAAAACTCATTGCTAGGAGCTTCGTCCATATTAAATTTAGTTAACCCATGAAGTGCTCCATTAGAACCTCTACCTCCTACTGTTCCAGAGATATCATAACTGTCACATCCAAACGCACCAAGGTGTTCATTGGCAGGTAATTTTTTTCCATTTCTATTTATAACTCTGTTCTGAAGATTTTTGTTTGGAGTCCAGGACACCTGAAACCTTCCTCTATTGTTAGGAGTCCATATTACTTTTGTATCTTTAATTCCGTCTTTCCACGAGAACGAGCCTCTTGTTAGGTGCTGTTCTTTTATAACAGAATCATTGTAATCTATCTGCTGATATATTCTTGTTAGGTTAAATAAGGATTGCTTGCTCTCATCTCTAAACGCATGTGATTCAGTTCTAGGAAATTGTCTGTAGAATTCATTCAAAGCATCGGGGTCACTCTTTAAAGAGTCTGCCTCATTCTCCCAATAATCAATTGCACCTTGATTTATACTTTCACCGTCTACCCCTACAATAGATTTTATAGGTTTTCTAAACACAGGCATACCGTACCTATCTATAAATCCTTCCATGTTCCACTCCATTGGGATGAAGAGTGAATATAAACCGCTTTTAGTTTGACCGTTTGAATTACGTTTACTTAATGAAGAGTCTTCAAATAACTTTTTAAAGTTTGCCCCTCCTTTATTTAAGGCGTTTGATGTAGAGCCCATCATACATTTACCAATAATTTTACTACCTAAACGTAAACAAGTCTTTGTAACCCTCCAGTTGTTTAATATGTTATTGGGCTTTATCCACTTTCCACTTTCATCATGAACAAGTAGTAATAACTTTTCTCCATCATAAGAGTTGTCGTCAGTGTTTTTCCAGTCAATGGTTGTATCTAACCCTAACAGTTCTTCTGTATCTGAGTTATACATATTTTTTTTTGTAATCTTAGATGCAGGTATCCTAAACGCTAGTTCTGTTTTAGGTTTATCCATACCATCCTGAATAGGCTTAAAAAAGAAAGGCAATCTATTTGCTATAGGAACAACTTTGTCTGTAAACATTTTCTTTGAATCAGAACCTGTCTTTGATAGAATACCAACCCTCGCATCCTTAGCTAAGGTTCCTGTATTTACACACTCCGATGAGCCCATATAAGAAAACCCTGACCTCCTTATCTTAAGGTACGTCATTCCAAAGCACCTATTGTCTGCTTTGCATGCCTCCCAAAAAATATAAAATATTCTATTAGCCTCTCTGTAATCTGGATAACCAACATCAATAGAAGTCCATTGAAGGTACATGTAATGAGCACCAGTTATATATGTAGGCTCTCCGTTGTTATAAAACCAATGCCCCAACTCCCTACTATCAAACTCTTTTTCTATATAGTCTACCCAGTTGTTTTTAAATTCATTAGGCATTTCATTCCATTGAAATATAGATTGAATTTTATCAAGCTGTTTAGGTATATCAATTCGTTCCCAGTACTGCATAGCCTTAGATTTAGAACGAGAATGTATTTTCTTAGGAGCTTTTGGTAAAGCAATTATTAGCCCTTGAACATTTAACACCTCTCCTATCTCACCGCTTTTAGATATACATATTAAGTCATACTTTTCATTGTATCCGTAATCCCAACTCTTGTTTCTGTTCTTGTTGGAGAGTACTGACTTAGGCACATAATCTTCTAAAGATTTATACAGCGCTTTATTTTGACCTTCTTTCTGCAAATCCTTGTTTTGTGTTTACTTTATTATCACTACCATCTAAATCTAAAGCTGCTCTCTCTGCTTCTATTCTGTTTAGTATTTCAAACGCATCGAATATTGCGAGCTTTTTAGTTGCTGCCGCATTCTTTAATCTGTCTGCTGCTAAGTCGTCTTCGGGGTCGTGCTTTATAATGTCTTCTCTTGCAACTTTTATTAACTGCTCCACCGCGCTTCTGCCAGCAGATATAATATCTAGTTTTATTTCTGTGTTTGATTTCATAGTATCATTGTTATTTGATGGTCGAACATACGATAAAGTTTTTCTCCATCAACCTCAAACTCATACTCGCTATCAGGCTTAAAAGAAATTAAATCTCCCTTCTTAACTCCTTGGCTAATTAATTTTTTGTTTGGAATCTCTACTAAACCAACCAAAGGTTCTTCCTTTGTGTTCTTAAATATAATAGACTCTTTTGTTTTTACTGGCTTTATGTAGCAGTACCTATCATGTGCATGCCATACATCATCCTGCTTGTACGCAAAGTACTGCTCGTGGTCTACCAAGAACAGGTTGTCTTTTAAAAAACTTTTACCACTTTTTCTTTGACCTCTGATGTCATTGTAGAATTTAAAAACATTGTGATGAACAAGGAGGGTGTCTCCTTCTTTTATGGGACCAGAGTAATTTATAGGTAATGCTTTTACTTCAGCATATCTATTTGAATATCTTACGTCCTCCTCTGAAGAGCTGACTAAAAAGTCTATGCCTCCAATGTTTTTAGTATTGGAGTATCTTTTGTTTTCTCTAGGGGTTACTATAAAGTCTGTTGGTGATTTCAAAAGTCTATGTTGTATTCAATGGACACAGGCATAGCAGAGCTAAACTCTTTCCAAAGAACAACAACATCGTCTTCTTCTATGTAAATCTTGTAGGAGTGTAATACAGAGTCGTACTTTATTAAATGAATTTTGTATGCTCCATTCAACACGTTCTGACCTACTAAGTAATGCATAGCTCCAGACTTATAATCTGGACCGACAGATATTTTTCTTATATCCATTATATTAAATTAAAAATTTATATTAAATAAAATTCAGTTAAGCATAAAGCGTAACGCTTGTCATAGCTGCTTGTGACCCAAGTAGTTCTCCATCTGCTACTACTCCTGCTGGGGTATATGTTTTAAATAAAAACTCTTTAAACTCTGTTGTTATACCTCCTGAAGTTTGACTTCCTAGTGTATAACTATAAACCCTAGCTACGCCATCCCCAAACTGCAACGCTAGTTTGTTTCTATCTGTAGGTACGGTTGAAGGGGTGTAAGTTACTCGAAGCCTAAACTCTCCAGCTGCATCCTTTGTAAATGTTATACCTCTAAAAGTGGTAGGTGTTGTTGTTGCGTCTCCTACAAATAATGTGGATGTTTGTGTTGTTGATATTTCAGGAACACCTAAGAAATCTACACCTATCTGACCTACCCATTTTAAAGGCTGACTCGCATCAGTTTCTATAACCTGACCCTGTGCCGTAACTCCTAATGTTTTAGCTACCGTCCCCGTAATAGTTCCACTTCCGTAAGAAGGTAAAGAAACAATTCCTGCTTTAGTTATCTCTAATGCGTTAGACTCATTTCCTGCTGTCTCTCCATTACCTATAACATAGAGCTTATCCGTTGCAACCCATGCGTCTACACTTCCAGGAGTTCCTACTAGGTTGAATGAACCTAAAACAGTTTCACGATAAGATGTAGACTCTAGGTTTGTACCTATTGCAAGGCCTTGTTCGCCAGTAACTTCACTACCGTTTCCTATTGCTATACCTTTTGATGCTGTTAAAAATACTGTGTTTTCAGAACCAATACCAAAACCTTGTGGAGCATTAACTTGATTCTCGTCCCCCCATGCGTTTGATTTAGTTGCTGTAGTTTCGTTTCCAGTTCCTAAAGATATTGAATAAGAACCTGATGCTGTATTGTCTTCTGCTCCAAGAGCTATTGAAAAGTTTCCAGATGCTTCATTGTCAGTTCCAAGTGCAAAAGAGGAAGTTCCTGATGAAACATTGGAGCCACCTATAGCTACAGCCTCATCCCCTGATGCTGTTGAGTTTACACCCAAAGCAACAGAACCTATAGCCAATGCACTGTTTCCTTCTCCAATTGCTAATGAGCGTTTTCCTGTGGTCAATCCACCTGCCATCGCTACAGACTCTTGACCTTCTGCTCTTGATACAGGAGAAGTAGCAAATGAACCTTTCCCTATTGCTATACCTGATGACAATGCTGTTGAGTTTTCTCCTATTGCAGTACTTTCATTTCCTAGAGCACTAGAGTACTTAGCTCTTGCGTTAGTTTTATATCCTGCCGCAAAACCATATCCTTGGGCTAATGCCCCAATGCTAATAATTCCTATATGAGTTCCAGCAGTAACTGTGAAAACACTATCACCTACTATCTCCCAAACATTAGTAGAAGTTTCTATAGCTGAAAGAACTACAATTGGAGTTAATGGATACTCTGATTGAGAAGGTATAAAAATTTTATCACTTGCGGTTATTGTTCCGTCAAGTATGGTTGCTTCAACTGAGCTTGTGGTTGGTTGACTTATAACTGTTGCAAGCACCGCACCTGAAACTGATTTCCCAAGAGCGACATCAGCTTCGTAAGCTGCAAAAGATTCTTCATTGACAGCTAACGAACCCTTACCATAAGAAAGAGTCTTGTTTCCTAAAGATACACTGCCTTCTCCAAAAGAATAAGCGTCTTGCCCCATGGCAATTGAACCCTTACCCTCTGCTTTACACTCAAGACCTGCTGCAAGAGAATATGAGCCATAAGCATCAGAGCCGTTTCCCATCGCTACAGACGAACCGCCTACAGCGTTTGAGGTTTTTCCTACTGCAAATGACCACGCGCCAGATGCAACACAGCCACCACCAAGTGCTACAGCAGCAACTGCTGAAGCCTCTGTGCCTGTTCCTATAGCAACAGAACCAATAGCTGAAGAAATCGTATTACCTCCTATAGCAACAGAGCCATAGCCTGAAGATAGAGAATCTTTACCTATAGCTATTGCGTACTGCTCACCAGTCTCTGCTTGGAAACCTACTGCAAAAGAAGCTGCACCTACAGCCAATGCACTCTCCATTAAAGCAATAGATGACTCGTCTGAAGCAACAGCTGAAAAACCTAATGCAAATGAATAATCTGCTTGTGCCTCTGCTCCTCTTCCAACTGCAAATGAAAAATCTCCATCCGCTTTACTGTCTTGTCCAAAAGAATTAGCTCCCTCTCCATCTGCCTCTCCACTTCCAGTGGTGTCATTGAATATTAAAGAGTTTACTCCTAGTCCATTTTTTATTTTTGAATCACCTAGTTGATTTGGGCTTGTCCATATTGCAACAGTGCCCGCTGTTCCACTACCTGTAAGAACAGATGAGTTGTCAATCTTATCCCAGAATACGTTACCTAATAAATCTTCAGATATAATTGCCCAGTCACCAATTTGCCAGTCTGTAATTGTTCCTCCTCCTTGAGTAGTAAGCGGAGTAGTACCAGCTGTAGAAACTATCCAGTAGTATCCAGTGTTCGCAGGTATTAATAATGAACCACTTAAAGCAGGGAAGTTTACATTAGCATCCCAACCTCCTTGAAATTCTAATCCTGAGCCTTGATAGTTCTCCCATCGTACTGTTCCATTAGTTTGTGAAACTAACACCTGTTCACCTATACCTACGTTACCTAATGCATCAGCAACCTGGCCAAGTAGTACCGCTTCTCCTGAGCTGGTAAATTTTCCTTGTACAGTTAAAGATGCCTCCATCACGACCCCGTCTAAAAATAGAGACTCTCCCGTAACCTGTAATTCATCTCCTACTGTAACATTTTCAGAAACAACCAATGTTCCCTCACCATTACCGTTGTCAAGTGTTAATACATTACCTGCAAAATCTTGAAGCAGTAGTGAATTAACTAATGTGTTTGAGCTACTAAACATTGCAATTCTAAATGGGTCTCCATCTAAAATTGTTTCTGCAGTAAAATTAGCAATGTCACCTAGCGTAAAAGTTTTTGTCTGCTTTGGAACAGGACTAGAACTTGAAGAGGTTCCAATTAAATAGTCTCCACTTTCTATTGGAGATTGATTAGGGTACGATAAGGTGTTACTAATTTTAGCCATTGTTTATTCTTTTTTTTCGGTGACCTCTCCTGTCTGTAAATTAATCACAGACTGGTCTCCGTATTTTTTTATTAGTTCCTGTTCAAGCTTTACAAACTGAGCCTTGATTAATTTTACCTTTGAAATAAGACCTTCTTTTTGAATCTCTAAATCTCCAATAGAGATTTTAGATTGCGTAAAAGATTTATTTAATTCTTGTAAACTGCTTAACTCTTCTTGTGATAATTTTTTACTTTCCATTTTATTGAATTTAATTTTAATATTTATACAAAGATACTATTTATTTTTTTGTCTCTGAATATGAGTTCATCATCTTCTCTCCCGTCCTTCCTACTACATATCCTCCTATACCTATTTGAAGCAAACTCCAAAACTCATCCTCTAGCACAGGTATTCTTAAATCAAACAAAGGTCCTACAAACTTTACATAAATAACTATAAAGCCAAAAGACAACATAAGTATAGGCCTCCAGCTTCTTTGTAGCCAATTACCTTTAGCTTCTGCAACTATGATTTCAGTTTGCATTTTTTGCAGCTCTAATTCTTTTTGAATAAGAATTTGCTTAATTACATTCTCTGCGTTTATTTTTTCTTCTTTAGAAGTAAACAACTTATCTAGTCCTCCTAGCAAGTCTTTAACTACACTTCCACCAAACCAATCTATTATTTTTTTCATAATTGTTTATATTCATATTTAGTTTTTCTTAATAAATTCAAGAATAATATTTAGCTTTTCTTTTACTTCATTCATTTGCTTTCTTAAATCTTCGTGCCTCTTTTCAAAACCAACCTTTACTTCTTTTATACTAAAAAACGCAAATTGATACAAAACATATAAAGCACC